ACTTTTCAATTAATTCTTTTTTACTAATTGTATGTATGTAGTTATGTTCGACTGTTACTTTACCAGTTTGTCTATCTCTAACTGGTACACTTTTACTCATTTTTATTGGCATTATATTCTCCTTGTCCACTGAAGCCACCATCGGAAATATCTTCTTCCTTCTCCATACGCGGCGCTTCTCAATTTATTATATATCATTATTTAATTCTTTTTACACTTCCTTTCGAATCAGCTAGATAAGCAAAAAACTCTACTTGTGGATATTCTCTTTGTAAATCCAATAAAGCTTTTAGGTTATCCATATGATCGTCAAATAAGCGAACTCTAGCATACTTATTTGTATCTAAATACTTTTTAAACACAACAGTTTTATTTGCTGCGCTATTCTTACCACCGACATTTCCTGCACGCTCAACATATACATTCTTCATTGGTATACCATGAGCTTCAAATGTTTTAATGAATACGTCTTTATTATCCATATCAGCTCTTGCTGTTACGATAATAACTTTACTTCCTCTGGCTGTAGCATTCTTAATGATTGCTTTAGCTTTTTCTATCATTCGTGCAATCGGTGTTGCTGTTTTAAAAAATAGTTTAGCTGATTTAAATTCGCCATAATCCCATTCCTCTTCTCTACCTAATTTATAGGAATTATATTCTTGAGGTGTGAGTTCTTTGACTTTACCAGTGTTTTTGTTTTTAACTTTTACTCTAGCTTTAGATATAAACATTGTGTCATCTATATCAAAGATAGTTAATCCTTTGCCAGATTTTTCGGTTAAAAATTCATTAAACTTTTTCATAATAGTATATTATACCACACTTTTTGTGTTTTGTAAATATCTATTTATAATTTTAAGTCTTTTATAGTGTTTATTTTATCTTGTGCTTCAGCTATTTTAGTAACCTGAGTTTCTATTGCTTCTACGACTTCTGGATGCTCTCCAATACCTGTAGAGTTTCTAACATACACTAATATATTAGCTTTAGCGATAGCAATTTCACCTTCTAGTTTTTTAGTTAAAGCTTCTAACATAAAGTTCATCTTGTTTCCTCCCAAAACTTTTCTCTTTTATACTTAGTAATAGTATTTATTAATTCTTCTGTCCAATTATCTCTATCTTCTATAAAGATCTGTGGGCCATGATCTCCTGCAATAGCTACTACTAATTGCTTAATTGGCATACCTGTTCTTTCTTCCCACATGATAGAATACGCTGCTGCTTGCATAAAATAATTAGATATCCATTCTTTCTTTTTTTCTTTACGAGATGTTTTCCAGTCAATGATGGAATCTTTACCATTCCATACACCAACACAGTCAACTCTTCCAGCTACTCCTAAATGTTTAGAATATAATGGTGCTTCTATTGAATATACTTTTGATAAGTTTTCGTCAACAAATGGTTGTATGTCTTTAAATGTTTGTATATTATGTGGCATTTCACCTGATAAATACTCAGGATCATTAGCAATATACTTTTCGATTATGTTGTGGATTTTAGTACCACGCGAAGAGGCCACTCGGCTGATGCGATTAGCCTCTTCTTCTCCAACTCTCTCCCTCCACTTTTGTATAGCTTCACGAGACAGTATTGATAAAACTGTTGTGATACTCGGATATTGATTACCCTCTGGGTCGACATAATGTCTACCCTTTGTTTTCGTTTCCGAATTCAGATCTTCATAACCTAAATCAATTTCTTCATGTATAAAATTCATATTATAAAATTATTTATTAGCCTCTGATATCAATTGGCTGTGGGTTCTTAGGACATCTCTTCCTGAACAAATAATCTGATGCTCTTCTAGCTTCTTTTCTATTTAGAACGCCATCATTATTTTTGTCAGCAAGGTCAAACCTTTTACCTAATCTACAACCAGATTGAATTAACTCAGCTTCGCTTATTACATTATTATCGTTTAAATCAAATTTTCTCATTCTCCAATCATCAGCAAATGCATCTGATACAAATAGTGAGAATATTGAAATGCTTAATAGTTTTTTCATTTTTATTCTCCTGATATGAATGTACCAATAACCCAAAAACTAACCATCATCATACCTAGAGTTGCAAATTGTATTACCGACATCATCGCTACAAATTTTAACTGCATATCACCTATTGGTAATAGTTCGTTATTTATCCACTCCTCATGTTCTTCAGGAGTTGCATCTCTAGTTTTATTAAGTTGTAATTGTAATTGTTGTTGGTACATATCAATATTATTTATAATGTATTATAACCTAATGGACTATTTTTGTTTAATATTATCCCTTAATCTTGGTGGCATTCCACTTCTTATTCGGTCTTGTACTTCTTTCCAACCATCACCAGCTTTACTTTCTTTTGATTTAAATCCACTATAACTTAAACCTGGTGCTTTTGAATAATATCTTTTCTTTGTTGGGTTATCTATTAACCATTGATCATATTCTGAAATAGAAAGAATTACCTCTTCTACTTCTTCTGTTTCTGTATCTATGAACTCATATATTGGCATAATTAAACCACTCTGGTACTTTTCTTTTTGACCATACCATATTAAATCTATGTTGCTTTGTTTGATAGAAAGCTCTGTATGATTCTATAGGACATTCCAGCATACATTCAGGATTTGATTTCATGGCCAATTTAAATTGAGTCATTTCTGTTTTTGGCATATTGTTTGGAATATAATATAATTCCTTTCTTAGTTTAGAATCTGTCATATGTGTTTTACCATATCTATGTGTGTATTCGTCACACAGTGCACAAAAGTGTTCATAGTGCCATTTGTAATTGTAAATTGATTCTCTTGTCCATATAGTACTAGGATGATTAAAATGACATGCTTTGTATAACACATCTTCTCTATCATCATCTAGTTTCCAATATTGTACTCTGACTTTACCAGACTTTGATAGTCTTCGTTCCATAGTACCATCAAGCATACGATGAACTGTTGATAGCATTTGAGCTGACTCAACAATCATCTTAGGTACATGTTTATCGCATTGCATTTGCGCAGCAGTCACTGGATCATTATCTAGTATAAAAATATTCATGCTTCTTTATCGATATCCCACTTAACTCTTTTTTCGTAGTTTCGTTGTTTCAATCTTTTATCCATAGCATCAATATCTATTTCAACTCTTACGTCTTTTAGCCATTTAGAACCATTTCTTTCTGCATCTAAAAAGATAGCATTGGTAAAGAATAAAGGTATTAATACCCCTAAGTGAACTGCAATGCTTAAGATAATATCATAACCAAGCCATCCCATATAATATGTTGCAACAAAGCCAAAGTATACTGACCACATTGTGAATAACACAACTGTGAAATACATTTGTAAACTTGGATCTGGAATAAACCTAAGTGGATTAAATCTATGGTCCATTACCACTCTCCAGCAGTCAATGATCCATGTTGTAATTTTAATAAATTTTTTGTTCATAATATATATTATACCACAGTTTCAGCCAAATGTAAACTATTTTTTGCTTTTCTTTGTTGATTTTTTAGGTGCTACTTTTTTCTTTACTGGTGCTTTTTTCTCTGGCGCTTTCACGATTAATCCAGGGAAAGCATCCTGCACTACTTTTAATGTAAGACCTTTATACTCATCGTATAAGTTACGTTCTTTTGCTAATAAAAGAACTTCAGCCTCTTTACCATTTAAAGATTCTAATAAATCCACAAACAATTTTTCTCTTCTAGCTGGAACAATATCTGTATTGCCATTAAAGAAATGTTTGAGTCTTCTAAATCCTCTATGTAAGGTTATATATTCCATACCAGCTGGTGCATCATCTTTTCTATAAGGTGGGTCACCTTTAGGTAAATCTGAAACTACAGCTTCATCGAAATTGATTCTCAACACTGCCATGAGTGCTGGAAATCTGTTATGTTTTTGTAAATATGCTACTCTAGCCTTATGTAGTTCTTTTCCTTCAACTTCAGTAAGACCTTGTAGTATTTCGCTAATTAATGGTTTAGCCATTGTAAAATTCCTCCGCGACTTCTATTAAGAGATTACATCTCTTTTTAATTAAATAATTTAATACTTTCATTTTCATCGGAACTTTTTGTTCCGTATAAGTATTTATAATCGTTGTTTGGATATCATCAGGTATTTCTGTCAAATCAATGAGTTTTTTATTACGCTGATAATTCCTATACAATTCTTCAGGCATAACTTCTCTTAACCTATCTGATTTTTCCAACCATTCGTCAATCCTAGTTTGCCTCAATGGTGTTTGAGATTTATCAGTTACAAATGTATCGTCTGCTGATAAAACGTTTGGTACACCATCACCACCATCACCACGCATAATATGATTAAATGCGTATGTTCTTGGGTTCTTGTCAGTAACCATTTTCTTTTGAATTGGACTGAACTGTTTAACATTTTTGTATTTCTGTAATTGTATAAAGTCTTTGTCACTAGATATAATCATCATTGGTTCGTCTTTACCAAACTCTTGAGATTCTAAAACTAATGATGCGATAATATCGTCTGCTTCACAACCTTCCATATGTATTACTTTATAAGGTAGGTTATCTCTAATTTCATCTCTAACTAAATGTAATATTCTAAATATTTCTGTCCAATCTTGGTCTGAATTATCTCTACCTTTTTTTCTGTTTGCTTTATAATATGGATAGTAGTCTTTACGCCAGGTATTCATACCATCCGCACATATAACCATTTGCCCATATTCTTC